TGATACAGAAGAGAATAGGGATATGTTTAGGAGTACGTTATCCATGTATATGGATGGGTTACCTAAAGAGTATCGGATTCCTATGATTGCTCATAACCGGAATCATTTGTCATTAAGGAATCGCAGTAGGTTGTTTTACCAGGTTGCTGGACTTAGGTCGAAGGGGTCTTTGGGGCGTGGTAAGGCGATAACGTACTTGCACGGGACTGAGACAAGTAGTTGGGGTGATGAGGAGGGGTTAGCGAGTTTGCTGGCTTCTCTTGCCGAGACAAATCCGCAGAGGTTGTACTTGTTTGAGAGTACGGCGCGGGGTTTCAACATGTTCCACGACATGTACAAGACGGCTAAGAGGGCTAGGACGCAGAGGGCTATCTTCTGTGGGTGGTGGAGGAATGAGTTGTATTCGGTGGAGGCTGACTCTGCGGTGTACAAGGTGTACTGGGATGGGAAGTTAAAGGGTGAAGAGAAGGAGTGGGTCAAAGATATTAAGAGTCTGTACGGGGTTGAGATCAACAGTCGGCAGATGGCTTGGTGGCGGTGGAAGTTGTCGGAGGGGATTAAAGACGATGCGTTGATGTATCAGGAGTTTCCTCCTACTGAAGACTACGCATTCGTGATGACTGGGACTTCTTTCTTTTCAAATTCCCGGTGTACAGATGCTGCCAAGGTTGCCAAGAACACGCATCCGGAGTGTTTCCGGTATGTGTTTGGGGCGATGTTCCAAGACACGGATGTTTTGAAGTCTACGGAGAAGTTAGCCACTTTGAAGGTGTGGGAACAGCCTATAGACACGGCTTACTACGTTATTGGTGCAGACCCTGCGTATGGGTCTTCTGACTGGGCTGACAGGTTTTCCATCCAGGTGTTTAGGGTTTATGCAGATGGGATGGAGCAGGTAGCTGAGTTTGCTACCAGTGAAATGAATACCTACCAGTTTGCGTGGGTGATTGCTCACCTTGCTGGGGCTTACAAGAATTCCACTTTGAACTTAGAGGTGAATGGTCCTGGTCAGGCTGTGATCAATGAGATGCGTAACCTCAAGAGGTTGGCGTCTGCTCAGGCTGGTGGGGCTGGTAGGAACTTGCTAGACGTTTTGGGTTCTATGCAGAACTACATCTGGCGCAGGAACGATACGATGGGTGGGTTATCTAACTCTATCGGGTTCTTGACCACGAGTCAGACCAAGGAGAGGATGCTCACCTACATGAAAGACTACTTTGAGCGTGGTCTTATGAGCATCAAGTCTATGGACTTGTTGGAAGAGATGAAGGGGATTGTTAGGGAAGGTGGGTTTATTGGTGCACCTGGGCGTGGCAAGGATGATAGAGTTATTGCCAGTGCTCTTGCTGCTGTAGCATATGCCGAGCAGGTTCAGCCTAGATTGATTGCTATGCGGTTGACAAGAGAGATTAACCGCAAACAGGAAGATCAAACGCCAGAACAGATTGCTGTTGGTCGCAACGTGTCAGATTATCTTAAACGGATCGGTATCTATGGTGCTACACAGTGAACTTACAGTTACGGCTATCCACGGACATGACAACGGCGCTACTGCTGTTCCTGCGCTCATAGAGAGCGTTTCTCAGTTGCCGGGATCTAGAGGTCTACTGATCTCGCTAGAGCGCCCACAGACCCTGCCAGACCACATAATGTGGAAGCAGACGGCACCGCTGGACTACTACCAGTATTCGATCTTCTGCATGTACGCTTTGCAGACCTTTGTGGAGACTGAATATTGTCTTCTGGTCCAAAGTGATGGCTGGGTGATAGACGGAACTAACTTTACGGGTAAGTACTACGAGTATGACTATGTAGGTGCTCCTACTCACCTTGGGCTATATGAAAATCATTTTTATCCAGGTTTTACTTGGAGCAAAACAAAGAACGCTCTACCCGTCTTGAATGGCGGGTTTTCTTTGCGTAGCCGCAAGTTGATGCAAGCCTGTACCAAGTATGGGATTGTCCACAGGGCTGTTAACCAGGCTCCGTTCTTTAACGAAGATGTACAGCTCACCGGCTTATTGCGGAAAGAGTTGGAGAAGGTTGGCGTTCGTTTTGCACCGCTTAACATTGCCAAGCATTTTGCGGTGGAGTACCTTGCTCCCGATGTCCACGATGATTTAGACTTGGCAGAACTGGTTGGTCATCATGGTCCGACCAGACGGCTGGTATCTCACAAAAAGATTAGAATCAAGCATCTACCTTCTCAGGCCAAAGACATCTACGGTGAAATAGAGTTCTTGGTCTTTTTGCAAAACCGTGGGTACGAAATTGAATACTCCCCTGTCCAGGCATGAACTGCGCGTTATCATGCGCCGGTTCATCAGAGACAAGAACCGTGGGATCTCTCTAGAGAAGTTTTCTGAACTCTGTGGGATTAACAAGAGGACATTGCTAGACCTCTTTCTCTACGAGGATGTTCGTTTGACCGAGTTTTACCAGCGCAGGGTATCTTCCGCTTACGAGCACTGGAAGAATGGCGAAGTCAAGATCATGAGAAGGCCAGACGCTACCCAGTATGTAGACTATCGCAAGGTTCCAGAACCACCTATCTTTCCACACATGGGAGTAATCAAAACACCAGACGGCTTCAAACTATCTATCGGACCCCGTAATCGTCACGACTATTCTTATCCAACTTTAGACGAGAAATCATGAGCGTACTCCACGACTATCTTTGTGCAGACCACGGTCTGTTTGAATCTTATGAACCCAAATGCCCCATGAAGTTCTGTAAGGCAGAACTCCAGATGGTTTTCCTAAAACCTGTTTCCCTAAAGTCAGACAAGACTAAACAGGCTGACCATCACCTCAAAGGTTTGGCTGAAGACTTTGATATGACAGACATTAAATCCACCCGTGAAGGCGAAACCCAAGCAGGAATGCACCATCACAAGTTGCCGCCAGCCGAAAAGGAACCCCGTCCAGGCGATTCCGCTATTTGGGGAGGCAATTTCCAAAACATTAATTTACAATCAGCACTTGCCGGACAAGTTGCCAAACCAGTTAGAGATGAATCAGTAGGGGTAAACCCTCACAACACTGGTAAGTTGACGGGTCCGAAGGCCGCGAGTTACATTGCAGACCATGAGAACCTGACAGTAAAACCATGAGAATTCCAAGCAATCCGCTAGAAAGAGAACTTTTTTATCTGGATACGATATATAAGTGCGCTGTTTCTATGCAGGACCGGCGCACTGACTATGGCGGGTTGCGCTCTTGGTATTTGTTTGGGAATGGGCCGGACGAGGCTCCGGCTCTGTATAACAAGATCTATCCCCACATAGATCAACTGTCTTCTTTCCTTTATTCGGCAGAGACAACAAAATTTTCTATTGATCTGGGTGCCAACGTCGAGGATTCAGAGCAAGCTAAACTCCCCGTTCTGGGCCGCGCTCTCAATGACAAGTGGCTAGACAGCAATGCAGACCAAGTGTTCTCTGCTGGCGTATCTTGGGCGCTGTGCTACAACTCAGTGTTTATCAAGCTAATCTACCGTAACGGTATCCACCCGTACCTTGTAGAACCAGCTACGATTGGTGTGTTTAGGGAAGACACTTCCTACATGGACAGGCAAGAAGCCCTGATCCAGACGTACTACATCACCAAGTCAGAACTCTATAACCGGCTCTACTCCCACCCAAAACGGGAGGAGATTGTCCAGCGTATCACCTACTCTGAACACCAGCGCACAGACGTTCCTAACGGGTTGCAGCGCATCATCATGAGCCAGACGGACCCGACTCTGTACGGCAACGTCAACCTCGATTTGTCCGGACAAAATCGGTACAAAGCTCAGGTGTCTGAGCCTACCGTCGAGATGACGGAATTGTGGATCTGGAATGACGAGACTGAAGATTATCAGGTAGTCACCAAGGCAGATCCAGACATCATCATCTACGACAGACCTGGAGCAACCGTCTTTTTGAAAGGCGAATTGCCGTTTGTTCAAATCTGTCCGTTGCCTTTATACGACTATTTCTGGGGACAGTCCGAGGTTTCCCGTCTGATATTCCTGCAACAGATGCGGAATAAACGGATGGCAGAAATTCTTGACCTGCTCTCCAAACAAGTCAATCCTCCGACCTCTCTCATCGGGTTTACAGGGATTCTGGACGAGAAGAACTTTGCACTTAACCGTGCTGGCGGTCTTCTGTCTACGGACATGCCCAACGCCAAGATTGAGAAGTTATCTCCGCAGATGCCGCCAGACCTCTTTAGGGAAATCAACGAGATTGATTCCATGTTTGAGGAAGCGTCCGGTATTGTGTCCGTCTTGCAGGGACGGGGGGAAGCTGGAGTTAGATCGTCTGGTCACGCCAGCCAACTTGCCAGGTTAGGGTCTTCTAGGGCTAAGAAACGTGCTCTAGTGATTGAAGACTCGCTGGAAAAGATGGCAACGCTGTATCTAAAGATGATGCAGACGTATGGAAACACGCATTACACGGATCTCAACGGCAACAGGTTCATTGCAGAACAATTGCCCAAGAATTACGCTGTAAAAGTTGATGCACACTCGAATTCTCCCATTTTCATGGAAGATTCACGGCAGATGGCATTTAATTTGTTCAAAGCCGGTGTGATTGACAAAGAATCTTTGCTAGACTTGGTTGAACCTCCAATGAAGCAGCAATTGAAAGACAGACTCAGGAAAATGGAAGCAAAGCAAGCCCAGCAAGCCGCTATGCAGCCACCGGAGAAAAATAATGCCTAGTCAAGCAGTCCAGAAAAGCGGTGATCAACCCAGAGTGACCACTAAAACTCTGGATCAAAGACAAGCATCTCCTAACTTGACGTATAGAACACAGTCAAATAGGATGGGATCTGCGGGAAATAATTCCCGTATGACCCGAGATTACACTCGCAAATGAGGTACGAAATGTACGGACGCAAAATGAAGGGTCGTAAGACCCGTCGGTAAATCCGCAATAGTGGTTATGGGTATGGCTGCTTACCCCTCTAAGTGGCCCCAATTAGGAGACTGTCATGGCACGCCGTGGTCGTAAAGGTCGCAAGTAATTGCGTCGTAACAGGTTTTTAAACCGGCCTGCGGGAGGTGGGCGATGAGCCTCCCACTTGACTTTTATAAATTAATAGTTTAAAAGTTCGCAAATGAGCGTACCTAGTGATAAATTGATGGAGTTGATGAAAGGCAGTCGCAGCGCAAATGCGTCAATGCCTGGTGATCAACCCAAGCCGCCAAGTGCGGATGAATCTCCTCCTATGGCTTCGCCAATGTCTACCCCTGAGAAACAAATGGGTACACGCGAAGCTGCAATGATTAATGTCTCAATTGCTCTTGATCTTCTGGAGCAATCATTGCCAGCAATTGGTTCTGATTCGGAAGAAGGCAAAGCAATTATTGATGCAACTAGCAAGCTAGGTGGTTTGCTAGGCGGGAAACGCAACCAGACGGCTGAACTTCAGCAGTCAGAGATTTTGCAGATGTTGCAGACTCTGCCTAAAGCTGGCGGCATGACTCCCGAGGCCAAGTCTCTCCAGTCAGCACCGCCCCCCGGTATGACGCCCCCAGGCGCAGGTGCGCCGCAACCTCCTAAGATGGGATAAAAATGGATCTTTTTAAACCTCGGGGCGCATCGGCCCCACGCCGTCCTACGGACGATAAGCAGGAAAACGGTCAGATTGTTAACACTCCCCGTTTTTCACGTTTTGGTGGCCTTGACAAGCCTAGCGATCTTTCTAAGAACCGCATGATTGTTCAAAAGCCAGCAGACGGCAAGAAAGTCATCTAACACCACATTGTAACGAGGGTAACAATGTCTCTTGAAAACCTTAGTATCGACGCCCGTGATGAACTCGCGGCGCTCGCTCAACAGTTGGCTGAAAATCCGTCAACCCGTAAAGAATTTTTGCGGATGACGAAGAAAGTCAAGCCTGATCTTCCAATTCCAGAACTGGAAATTGAAGAAAGCACCAACAAAGCCTTGTCACTAGCAGAACAACGAGTCCAATCGTTGGAAAACAAGCTGCGTGAGAAAGATGCACTAGATGATTTGCAACGTCGGCGCAATGCCATCAAAGCAAAGGGTCTGGTGAACACGGAAGATGATATTAAGGAAGTCGAGAAAATTATGCTTGACCGGGGTATCACTAATCACGAAACCGCCGCTGAGTATCACCAGTGGATGAAGCAGTCTGCTACGCCCACTCCATCAGGGTATAACCCACAAATTATTCAGAAAATGGATCTGAATAAATACTGGAAAAACCCTGTAACCGCAGCAAGAAACGAAGCGGTCAGCGCATTACAAGAACTGCGCCGTCCGAATCGTCCTATTGGTTTGTAATTTTTACCGGAGATAAACATGCCTATTGGTGGTGGAATTCTTCCGGCTACGGGATCTACCCAATACACCGAGCTTACTTATGTAACTCGGAGGGCGTTTATCCCCAAGCTGGTTGTACAACTTTACAACTCGACGCCCCTACTTGCAGCTCTGATTGCTAACAGTCAGCAAGCCAGCGGTGGTGTTTCTTCAGTCACCGTCCCCGTCCAAGGGGCACAGTTTGTTAACGCACAGTGGTCGGACTACAGCGGATCTTTCGCTCAGCCGTCTGTCCAGCAAGGTGCGTTCAACGCTGAATACAACCTCAAGTTGATGATCACCCCAGTCCCATTCTTGGGAATGGAAGGTGTGGCACAGCAAGACGCTGCAATCATTCCTCTGGTCGAGGCTCGCATGAACGATGCGACCAACGTCATGATGGATGCTATGGCGACCGCGCTGTACAACAACTACACCAACACGCAGCAGTTTATCGGGCTTCCTGGCGCGATTGACGATGGCACGAACTTGACCACCTACGGTAACATCAACCGTAACACTTACACTTGGTGGAAGTCGAAGGTTTACAACGCCGGTAACGTCAACCCCACCCGTCAAAACGTCCTGCAATACATTTCGGGAACCGTGAAGAACGGTGCTGAAGTGCCTTCGTTTGGTGTTTGCGGATTCGGAACCTGGACGCTTCTGGCGCAAGACTTCGTTGGTCAAGAGCAGTATGTCATCACCCCAGGATCTGGGTTTGATGCAGACAGCAATGGCCCACAGGCTGCGTTCCGCGCCCTGATGGTTGCCGGTGTGCCGATCTACCCAGATCCATACTGCCCAGAAGGAACCGTCTACTTTGTTAACACGAACTACCTGAACCTGTACATCCATGAACAAGGTTCGTTTGTGTTTACCGGCTTTGAATCGACCCTGCCCAACTGGCAAATCGGTTATGTCGGCGCAGTCTTGATGATTGCAGAGATGGTCAGTACCAAACCCAAGTCTATGACACGGGTTGGGTCTTACAACTCTCTGAGCCTGTAAGGAGAAAGTCATGGCATTAGCCTTTAACAAAATCCTTGTAGCTGGCGCGAATTCCAATACCACTGGTGCTTACTTTCAGACCACAACTCTGAGCGTTGCAACTGGTGCTGGTAACGTTATTCCTGCTGGTACTTACCTCATGTTCCCAACCGGGAACGTCACCATTATTGCTAACAACGGAACTGGATTCAGCACCGTTATTGGTAACAACACTGGTGGTTTCGTAATTAGCGACGGTCAGAACGTGTATGCCAACTCTTTGGGTAGCACGCAGACCCTGACCTTGTTGACGGTTAACGGTGGGCTTGCGGCGACTGGCACATTTAATTCGTGAGGTGAGTAATGAACTCTAATCATGTAGGTGCTGAGTACCCTAATTCGTTTGGGTACTTCTCTGTTGCTGCTGCTGACGCTGTTCCAGTTAACGCCGTTAGTAACGTTGCTGTCGTGATGGGAGTGACGGGTACGTCATTCCTGGCGCGTCAAGCCATCGTTTACAACGCTAACTCTTCCGCTGCTACTGCAAACGTAGCAATCCTAACGAGCGGTGATGGAAACCTGGCAAATGCCATTTTCACCACCACTGCCATCGGTAACGTGACTGGCAACACCAAGTACCAGTTTCTTACCGCTAATACCAGTGTTAACACGACTCTGGTTACGGCAAATGCTCTCTGGGTTGCTGTCACTACGATTGCAAATGCTACGGTCAGCGTTACTGTTCTTGGCGACGTTCTTGTTCTGTGAGTGAAGTTTTTGTCACTAACTGTAGCGACACCGATTTAGCAGACCGCTATTCCGGTGTCGACTACAGTTTCAAGAAAGGCGTTGAGGTATCAATTCCTGTTGATGCAGCAACGCATATTTTTGGGTATCGTGACACAGATAAATTGCCTTATGCCGTAAGGCTGGGGTTTGTCCGGCATTCGTCGGAAGTTGAGATTGGACTGGATCGTTTGGCTATGTTTAAGATTAGCCCGACAGCCGCGCAGGACCGCATTCCCTCGGCGGTAGGCGTAGTACCCCTGCCCGTCCGTAAAACGGCGGGGGGAAAAGTCTCCTGAGGGTTTAGAATGGCTGGATTATGGCAACCCTCAACTCATACATCACAGATTGCAGAAGACTTCTCCACGATGCCAACGGGAACTTCTGGACCAATGATGAACTCACGAGCTACATCAATTCTGCCCGTGAGAGAGTGGTTAGAGACACTGGTTGCCTCCGCACCCTTCAGATATCCGCCACGCCACTTGCACCGAACGGTACTGCCGCCATTTCCTGGTCTGCTGGTCTAGTAGTCACTACTGGTCAGTACGTTTTCTCTAATATCTTTATCTATCAGGTTACGGTTGGTGGAACACTGGCTACTTCAGCTCCACCATACCCGGCTTCTGGTAGCAATTTCCCGCCGTCAACTGCGTTTACAAACGGAACAGCAACCCTGCTCTACGTCCAAAACGCAGAAATTATTCCGTTTTCTGCCCTGCCTAACGGCGCATCTACGCTAGACGTACTCAACGTCAATATCTACTGGGGTAATTCCCGTATTCCGCTGCGTTACTTACCCTGGACAAACTTCAACGCCCAGTTGCGTTACTGGCAGAACTACGTTGGACGGCCTGTGTGCTTTTCAACTTACGGTCAAAACCAACTTTATATCTCTCCGATTCCAGACCAGTCTTACAGCATGGAACTAGACACGGTTGTTTTGCCTACCGAACTGGTTTTGTCAAATCCAACTGTTGCAGACTCTATTCTTGATCCGTATACTGTTCCTGTGGCGTACTACGCTTGCTACAAAGCCAAGTACAAGGAACAGAGTTATGGTGAAGCGGAGATTTTCCGGCAAGATTATATTCGCCAGGTTCAATCTGTCCTGACAACGGTATCTACACGCCGTATCCCAGACCCCTACAGTAGTTCTTACTAAATGGCATCTCAAGAACAGAAAAAAAACTATGCTGTTCTCAAGAGATTCCGTGGGATAAATACTAAAGCCCAACGGACGGCGATCAACGAGGACGAATTTGCGTGGCTAGAGAATGCCATGCCTGTTGGCGACTCCAACATCAAGATCGTTCCGGCGCAGTCTGCGGTATCTAACAGCACCAATAGTTCCGTTGTCTTTGGTAACGTAGTTACTTACCTAACGTCTACCAATATCGACCAAACCGATTACGTTGTAGGTTTTGAAGATAGCGGTCGATCAGAGGCATTTAATTTATCTTCTAACGTTCTGTCTAACGTTGCCGTGTCTGGTACGTTCAGCGGAGCCAACGTGTCTGCTACTCAGTGGAAAAACGAACGGTTGATCATTGGTGACCCGTCAAAAGGTCTATTTAGTTGGAACTCTAACAACGTTGTATCTATTGGCTCCGTAGGTTTAATAGCAATCACAAACCCAGGTAGTGGGTATTTGACTGCGCCTACCGTTACTATTGGAACACCTAACGATTCTAACGGGGTGCAAGCTACTGCTGTTTGCACCATCGTTTCTGGTTCTGGCGGCGTCAGGGCCGTGCAGGTTACAGCAGGAGGTAGTGGATATACATCAGTTCCAACGGTGACTATGGGCGCTCCTAACCTGTCTGGTGGAGTACAAGCAACGGCTATCGCAGCCATACAAGGTGGTGCTGTTGTAGCGGTTTCTGTGGTTGAGGCTGGATCTGGGTATACGTCTGCTCCATCTGTGAGTTTTTCTGGAGGTGGAGGCTCTAGCGCAGCGGCTACAGCCATACCATCTACGGGTGGAGTTAACTCTGTAACGCTTACCAACGCAGGAACAGGTTATACCAGTCCTCCTACCGTGACATTCACGGGCGGTGGCGGCACAAATGCGGCAGCTATAGCTCAAATTCTGACGTTCAAGAAAGGCACTGTAAGCGTTCTGGTGACCAACGGTGGTTCTGGGTATACGTCTACCCCTAGCGTGACGATTACGGGCGTAGGAACGTCTGCTAATGCCGTTGCAGTGGTCTTAGGAAACTCTGTTTCATCTATTGTGATGGACAACGCTGGCACTGGTTATCTAGCCAACACTACTGTATCAATTGCTCCACCATCATCACCTCTTGGCAACAACGCTGTAGCCACTGCGACAGCAGTTGTCAACACAGATGAAATTGTTTCTGTAGCGACGTTCTCGGGTAGAACCTGGGTTGCAGCCGGTAGAACCGTGTATTACTCGGCAGCAGACTCTTACAGTGACTTTACTGGGGCTTCTGCCGGTGCTTTTGTCATTACAGACTCGACGCTACACGGCAATATCCGTGCATTACTGTCTGCCAACAACTTCCTGTACATTTTTGGAGATGACAGCATCAATGTCTTCTCTGATGTTAGGGTTGACACTAATGGGCAGACGTTATTTACCAATACTAACGTTTCTGCAAGTGTGGGAACAAAGCGGATCTACGCTATTTTCCCGTTCTTCCGGTCTGTTCTGTTTATGAACGACTACGGAATCTATTCTCTTGTTGGATCTACTACCAGCAAGTTGTCAGACGATCTAGACGGGGTTTTCCCTAACATAGATTTCTCTTTGCCGGTTTCTGGTGGTCAGGTTCTACTAAATAACATCCTATGCGCGGCATTCAACTTCACTTACAACGACCCGGAAGTTGGTCCGAGGCAGGTCCAGGCCGTCTTCTTCGAGAAGAAATGGTTCATGACCTCCCAAGGGGAGTTAGATTACATCACTTCCGTCCCTTCAGCCGGTTTAATCCGACTGTACGGCGTAGACGGAAAGAATCTGTACCGTCTGTATGCCAACAGCACGGCGCAGGTAGCGAGTAAAATCAAGACTGCTTTGATGCCTATGGGAGATGCCATACGGACAAAGCAAGCATTGAAGTTTGGCATAGAAGCCACCTTGTCGGACTATACTACGCTTACGGTTAGTGTAGATAATGAGACTTCTACGGGTACGGCGCAGTCATATACGCTGACTACGTTCATAACCTGGCTTAATAATTTCTTATCTGCGGTGACTTGGACTAACAACAGCAATAATGTTGTTAACTGGACGCCTTCTAATAGTTATGCTTTGTACAAGTCAGACGCGCAGCAGTACGGTAAATATTTGGGGTTGACAATAACCAGTTCTAACGCAGCGTTTATTGTCAGCACGTTTGAATTTGAACATGAATTGAGAGTGAGATTCTAAAATGGCTGTAACGTATACCTTTTCTACGCAGAGTGGGTCTATACCGCTGGCACAACTAGATGCCAACTTTGCTACGCCAATCACGATTGGCAATACGTCTGTCCAGCTTGGCAATACGATCACCACGCTCAACAACATTACCTTGGCAAACACGACTATCAGCAGCGGCAATGTCACGCTGACAAACGTGTCTGTTACTACGGCAAACGTTACTACCGCAAATATTACAAATGCGGTTATCGGTACTGCAAACGTCACGACAGCCAACATTACGTCTGGCGTAATAACTACCGCAAACATTACTACCGGCAATGTTAGTACGTTAACTCTTGGGAACGCTCTCGCGGTTACTTCTGGCGGGACGGGCGTGACCAGTTCTACAGGCACCGGATCTGTTGTTTTGTCTAACAGCCCAACGCTAGTTACTCCTGCTCTTGGTACACCTACATCTGGTAATTTGACCAGTTGTACGTCATTGCCGTTGTCTACCGGCGTTACTGGAACTTTGCCAACTACTAACGGCGGTACTGGACTAACGTCATTCACCTCTGGCGGTGTTGTCTATGCCAGCAGCGGTAGTGCTCTCAGTACGGGTAGTGCGTTGACGTTTGATGGAACAAATCTGGGTATTGGGACGAGTTCGCCTTCTTATAAGCTGGATATCACAACAGCAGGAACGTCTGGTGCTCGCGTAACAACCGCTGAGTATGGTCAGTTTTTAGTTACTGATGGAACGCGCAGTGTTTATATCCAAAACTACGCCGGACTCGGTTCTATTGGGACATCATCCAACAACGCTTTGGGTTTTACCATTAACAGCGTTGAAAAAATGCGCCTCGACACTTCCGGCAACCTTACTGTTCCTGCTATGTACAGCACAACAGTCACTACGCCAAGGAACGTGTTTATTGATTCAACTGGCAAGATGGGTGGTATTAGCTCCACCCGTGCCAGCAAAACTAATATCTCTCAACTCGACACTGCCAGTTGGATATATGAACTTAATCCAGTCACTTTTAACTATCTTAAAAAAGACGAAGAAGGTGAGTATCTAGAAGAGTTTGAGTCAGAACAACAATTTGGTCTTATTGCGGAAGAAGTTGAACTTGTAAAACCAGAACTGTGTATCTACACAGATGACAAAGTATCTGGCATCCATTATGACCGCATGATTGCCCCTCTTATAAAAGCAATCCAAGAACTTAAAGCATCAAATGACGCTCTTACTGCCCGTATCGCCCAACTGGAGGCCAAATAATGGGAATTCAAGCATTCACCCCTATGGGTAATACGGTAATCTTTACCGCTACTAACAGCACTCCTACTACTTCTGCACAAGCACTCTCGACTACGCTAGGTGGAAACCAGTACCGCATCATTAACGCCGGTAGCGTGACCGTATTCTTAGGTGTAGGGTCTAGCAGTGCTAATGCCATAGCCAACGCGGTTACAATAAGCACTACAGCGTCTTCTATCCCCCTTCTAGCGGGTACGGACGAGATACTATCGTTTGTTCCCAACGCTTATTTTTCAGGAATTACAGCAGCAGGATCTGCTTCTCTGTACATTACCCCTGGTGACGGACTCTGAGGTAAACCATGTTAAAGACAGTATCCACAAGTGGGGGAGGAGGAGGTGGTGGCAACATTTCTAGTGTTACCGCAACCACTCCACTAGCATCTAGCGGTGGAAGCACCCCAGACATTAGCCTGAGCGGTCAGGTCTCTGTTGCTAACGGTGGAACTGGAAAGGCAAACCTCACGCTTAACAACGTCATCCTCGGTAACAACACCGGGGCTGTCCTTTTTGTAGCACCAGGAACCGCTGGTAACGTGCTGACCAGCAACGGAACCACTTGGACCAGCAATGCTGCTGCCGGTGGTGGAGGTTCTGGAACCGTTACTACGGTATCTGTAGTCAGCGCTAACGGCCTTGCAGGGACGGTTGCCAACGCTACGACTACTCCTGCCATTACTCTGTCTACCAGCGTCACCGGCCTGCTAAAAGGTAACGGCACTGCCATCTCTGCCGCTAGTAGCGGTACTGATTACGCTCCAGCAACGTCTGGCTCATCTATTCTGTACGGCAACGGGTCCGGTGGCTTCTCTAGTGTAACGATTGGGTCTGGATTAAGTTTTTCTACCGGCACTCTGTCTGCAACTGGTGGTTCTGGCACGGTTACCAGTGTTGGGTTGGTTGCACCAGCTATATTTACGGTTACTGGATCTCCGGTAACGTCATCTGGCAACTTAACTCTTGCCTATTCTGGCACTGCTTTGCCTGTGGCTAACGGTGGAACTAACTCTACGTCAGCAAGCATTACTGCGTTTAATAACATCACGGGTTACACGGCTGCTGGCGCTACCGGAACAACTAGTGCCAACTTGGTATTTTCAATAACACCAACGCTGACTAACCCAACCGTCACCAACTATACAGAAACGCTGTATACAGCCAATACCAGTACGGCAATCACGGTAGATCTGGCTAACGGTACGGTTCAGAAACTTACGTTGACTGGCAATGCAACAATTACAATGCCTACTGCATCAGCAGGTAAGTCTTTTGTGATCATTCTGGCCCAGGACGCTACTGGTAGCAGGACGGTTACTTGGTCAACGGTTGTGTGGCCTTCTGGCACTGCGCCTACCATCACCAGCACGGCAAGCAAGAAGGATATTTATTCTTTCTTTGCTGACGGAACAAGCTGGTACGGCACCACTATCGGACAGAACTACACATAATGTTTGCCGCATCTAAATCTGGGAAAGCCGCAGCCGCAGCCGCCGCAACAGACCCGTATTTTCCGTATGTTCCGCTACTGCTCAACACTACTAGCACTAACGGACAGCAGAACAATACATTCCTAGACTCATCTACCAATAACTTCACCATCACCCGCAACGGCACACCCACGCAGGGTTCTTTCACACCGTATCAGCCTAGTGGGTATTGGAGTGGGTTTTTCCCAAGCACAAGTGGAAATTACGCAACTATAAGTTCCACGCCAATATCATCAACTACAACAACTTTTACAATTGAATGTTGGATTTTTCCAACTGCCACTGCTGTTGGGGCATATCCAATAATCATTGGAGATGCAAATCCAACGGCTGCGGTAGGTTATTTTCTTTTTGGCACAACATCAACCAATAATTTACAACTTTTTTGGTTTGACGGGGCGGCAAAAACTTGCACTGGAAATACAACAATATCATTGAATACATGGACTCATATTGCTGTCTCTGTAAATTCAAACGCAATTTCCTTGTATGTAAATGGAATTCAACAAACTCTTACTGGAACCACTACTTTAACAAATAGGTCTGGAACAACAGGAGGGTATGTAATTGCACAATACAATAACGGTGCGGCTATTTACACGGGTTATATTTCAAACTTATCTGTATTAAATGGAACTGCAAAATATAGTGGCACATTTACTCCGTCAACCACTCCATTAAGCACAAGCACAACAAACCAAACTTTATTGGCGTGTTCTAGCAATCGTTTTATTGATAGCAACACTGCAACAACAGCAAAAACAATTACTGTTTTTGGCTCCTCATCAATCCAAGCCTTCCAACCCTTCTCCCCGGCAGCATCGTACGCGGCAGCAACGTATGGGGGAAGTGGGTATTTTAATGGGAGTACGGATTATTTAAGTCTTGCTGACAACGCGGCACTACAACTTAGCACTGGTGATTTTACAATTGAAGGATGGTTTTACATTTCTGGAGCCACTTCAACTGCATATAATTTAATTAGCAAAGGTGCTGCGGCTACAGGATGGTCATTAAATACCACAACCGGCGCAAGAATTCAGTTTAGTTATACGGCATCAAATTTGACGGGGTCGACTACTACGCTTGTGGCAAATGCGTGGTATCACATTGCTGTAGTTCGTTCTGGAAGCGCATCTGGAAATTTAAAAATTTATCTTAATGGCGTTCAAGAAATTGCAAGCGCAGGCGCGGTTAATGACGATTTTAACCAAACTAGCACAATGTACATTTCTGCTAGTAGAACCGCCACTGTTCCGTTAAATGGATATTCTTCAAATATTCGTGTAGTAAAAGGCACCGCAATCTACACCGCCGCCTTCACACCTCCAACCATCCCCGTCACCGCAGTAAGCGGCACCTCCCTCCTCACCAACTTTACCAACGCCGGAATCTACGACGCTGCTTGGCAGAATAATGTGACTACGGTGGGGGATGCTCAGGTTAGTACAACCATTACTGCTAAGTGGCCCCCCACGAGCATGAAATATGACGGAACCGGTGATTGGTTAACGGCTATTGACAGCCCTGGATTACAACTAGGTTCTGGTGACTTCACGATTGAAGGTTGGTTTTATTTGTCTGCAACTGGCGCTATTTATGGAATCGTCAGTAAAGGAACGGCAACAACAGGATGGTCTGTAAATGTCACTGTTCTTAACAAACTTCAATTTAGTTACACGGCGTCAAACCTAACTGGTGCTACATCTTTGTCTGCAAGCACTTGGTATTATTTTGCTGTTGTCAGATCTGGTACGGCAACTGGAAACCTAAAGGTTTACCTTAACGGAACAGCAGACGCTACCAGTGGCGGTGCAGTAACAGACAATTTTAATCAGACCAGTACCTTTTATACCGGCGCAGACAGAATTGGTGGAAGTGCATTAAATGGTTATTTGCAAGATATTCGATTAACCAAAGGATATGCACGAACCGTGACCACCACGCCAACCGCAGCATTCCCAACGAGGT